ACGAAGAAGGTCTTCACGCTCGTCCATACCGTATCCCAGTCCGTGCCGAACCAGGAGAGGAACACATCGGCCACGCTCTTCAACGTATCCAGCACCGTGGAGAAGATGGATTTGATCCCCTCCCATATCGTAGAGAACAGGCTCTTCACCGCTTCCCATGCTCCGGACCAGTTGCCCTGGAACAGATTACTGAAGATATCGAAGATATCAAGCAGCGCATCGAGCACCGTTCCAAGCACCGTTGCGATCACCTGGAACGCGCCCTCGAATACTGGAGCGAGGACCTGACAAAAGCCGTCCCATACAGCTTTCAGCACTTCGGTAATGTTCTTGAAATCGAAGCCCAGGGCATTGAGCCGGTCTGTGATAGCTTTGCCGAATTCCTGGAACTTTGCCTTGACGCCTTCCCAGATCGCCGTGATCTTATTGCGGAACTCTTCGTTCGTCTGCCAAAGGTGAACGAAGGCTGCGACCAACACAGCAATGACCGCTACGACCGCTCCCACCGGGCTTGTCAGCGCAGCGAACACTTTCTTGAGGGCTCCTGTTGCCCCGCCGACCTTCTTGATCACCTTGGCGATCTTCACAAAGCCCTTCATGGCAGAGCCGACTGTTGATACCGTCTTGCCAAGCACCACGAGAAGCGGGCCGATGGCAGCCGCAAGAGCCGCCACTTTTAGGATGGTCTTCTTCTGGGCCTCACTCATGTTGTTGAGCTTATCCACAAAGGCCTGCACCTTCGTGACCACAGCCCGGATCGCAGGCATCAGCAGTTCACCAAAAGAAATGGCGAGCTCTTCCAACTGAGATTTCAGGATGGTCAGCTGACCTTTCAGGTTGTCCTGCATGGTCGCCGCCATCTTCTCAGAAACGCCGTTGTACTCCTCCACCCATTCGATGCCCTCTTCAAGCGCCTGGGACATGGGGATGATCGCCCCATCCTTGGTCTTGACGAATACATCGGAGCAGGTATCAATGGCTCCGGACAGTTTCTCAATGTCCTCGGGCGCTGCGTTCATCAGAGCGAGGAAGCCGGACATGGCGTTCTTGCCGACCAGAGCTTCCGCCGCCTGCGCTTTCTCAGATTCCGTCATCTGCGCAAACGTGCCCCGGCAGTCACCGAGGATGTCGGAGAGGTCTCTCATGGAGCCATCCGCATTTGTGGTGGCGATGGTCACATCACCCAGCGCCTTGCCGGAGAGCTTTACCTCGCCGGTCAGGTTGTTCATGATGGTGCGGAGGGCTGTACCTGCCTGGCTGCCCTTAATACCGCTGTTGGCCATCAGGCCGATGGCTTCTGCCGTATCCTCTGCCGAGAAACCGAGGGCACCGGCGATAGGCGCACAGTACTTGAAGGTTTCGCCCATCATGGACACGTTCGTGTTGGCGTTGGAGGAAGCCGCCGCGAGGATATCCGCAAAGTGACCAGAGTCGGATGCCGACAGGCCGAAAGCGGTCAGAGCGTCAGTCACGATATCGGAGGTCGTCGCCAGGTCTTCACCGGATGCCGCCGCCAGGCTCATGATGCCGTCGATACCGGATACCATGTCGCCGGTCTTCCAGCCTGCCATGGCCATATACTCGAATGCGGAAGCCGCTTCGGTTGCGGAGAACTTGGTCTTCGCGCCCATCTCGCGGGCCTTATCCCGGAGAGTTTGCAGGTCGTCACCGGTCGCGCCGGAAATAGCGGACACCTTGGACATGCCTTCATCAAAGTCCGCAGCGGTCTTCACTGCCGCCGTGCCAAGCCCCACGATGGGAGCTGTGACGGTTTTGGTGAGCGTAGAGCCCACAGAGGAAATCTTCTCGCCGACCTGTTGGAACTTGGTGCCTACCTCATCGATCTTCGCCAGCGTTGCGTTGGTGGAGGAAGCCTGGGATTCCAGAGACTTCAGCTGCTGCTCTGTCTCCTGAATCTCCCGCTGGAGCGCGTCATACTGCTCCTGGGTAATTTCACCCTTCTGAAGCTGCTCATTTGCCTGCTCCGCCGCCGTCTTCAGCGTGGTCAGCTTTTCCTTCGTATCCTTGATGGCCTGCGCGAGAAGCTGCTGCTTCTGCCGGACCAGTTCCGTATTGGAGGGATCAAGCTTCAGCAGCTTTTCGACATCCTTCAGCTGTGTCTGGGTGCTCTTGATGTCCTTGTTGACACCCTGCAGCGCCTTGGAAAGCTTAGTGGTATCACCCGAAATTTCAACGGAAATGCCCTGGATTCTGCTGGCCATGAATTATCCCTCCTTCCTGCCCACAGCGGGCGTGTTATTCGGTCTTTCCAGACCGTAAGAAAAGAGCCAATGGATATTGTTCCATCAGCTCCTTGCATCGTTTCAAGTTGTCCTGTTTCAGCACCTCCGTATCCCGGAGAAACTGTTCTGTCACAGGCTTTATGCGGATCAGCTGCCGCCTGCGGTCATATTCCGCGATGCTCTTTCGGAGAACATCATCTGTCGCGGCAATGGGGTAGACCGCTCCACAGTCCGGGCAACGAAAGAAGGTGTGCTCAATGCCGCCATCCCTCGCTGTCTCAGGCATGATGGCCTCAGCCACAGCGCCGCACTTATCGCATTTGATTTCCATTCCGTATCCTTTCTCTGAACTTTCAGATAATTATTCTTCAAGGGGCTTGACATCGTATATGACACCACTTATAATAGAAGCGTCAGGAGGTGCATTATGTCCCAATTCGACAAACTCCTCCAGCGTATTAGAGCGCTGGATAAGAATATGCGTTTCGAGGAGCTTCAGAAAGTCCTCGAACATTACGGTTACACCATGAGCGGTCCTGCCAGCGGAAGCAGCCACAAGTCTTTCCGAAAAAAGGGCAAGGCCACTATCACAATCCCCCAGCATAACCCCATCAAACGCGCATATGTTGAGGAGGTTAAGGCCATAGTAGAAAGCGAGGAGAATGACGATGAAAACGCTTGATTATTATCTGTCCCTTCCTTATCGCATGGAGATCATCCCCGATATGGAGGAAGGCGGTTACACCGCTAAGTTTCCGGATCTTCCCGGTTGCCTGACTTGTGCGGAAACCATCGAGGATCTCGTAGAAAGTGCAAATGATGCCAAGAAAGTGTGGCTCACAGCTGCTCTGGAAGACGGCATTGAGATTGCTGAACCCGGTGAAGACGCTGAGCTTCTTGAGTACTCCGGTCAGTTCAAGCTCCGGATGCCGAGAAGTCTTCACAGATCCTTATCGGTACACGCTAAGCAGGAAGGTATCAGCATGAATCAGTACTGCCTCTATCTCCTGACTAAAAACGACGCCACTCACACAGCACAGGCAATCGCACTCTGAAGACAAATCCCTCCCGGTCATAAGGACTGAGAGGGATTTTCTTTGCTCAGAATTTATCCATATCGCCCTGGGACGCTTCCTCCCGCCATTCCATCGAGTCGCGGCTCTTTTCGAGGAACATGTCGTTCACAGAGCCGATGGTCAGCAGATCCAGGTCAGCGATGGCAAGCCCCAGTTCCACACACCGGAGCATAAACAGAGCGGTTGTCATCGGCCGCTCTGTCTTCCTCAGTTTTTTCTTTCAGGCACCGTGGTCTGGATGTTCATGCCCCACAGGTCGATCAGCTCCGGAAGGACCTGATAAATGCTGAAGGTGTTGAACTGGTCGAGCCACTCATCCGGGCTGTCGTACTTCTCATCCGGGTGCGCGGCGGACCACATCACAAACGCCAGATCCTCAAACATCTCCAGGGAGAAGCCGTCCAGGGTGGAGGCATCTTCCGTCTGATCCTTGATGGCGTCATTCAGAACCATCAGATCCTTGTACACGTCGCGCCCGAACTTGTTTCTGTAGATACGGGGAATCGCGGCGGAAGCCTTGAACTCCACAGGATTGCCGTCAATCTCGATCTTCTTTGTAACTGCCATGGTGAAATCCTCCTATCAAAATTAAGCTATCGCCCTGCATCCCTGTTCTCCGGGGAGAGGGAAATTTAATCGCGCATAACTGCCGTGATAGACACGCGCCAGTTCATCATAGGCTCGCGCGGCTGCCTCTTTCGTATCGTGAATGCCGCCATAGTGATGCTGGCCGTCCTTCCAGAGAGAAGCTATATACTTTCCACTGGCTTTGTGAAAGCTCACGCCCTTAAAGCCAGATTTGTTATTGCTCTGGAGTGCCTTATTGCAGTTATTTTCACTCCAGCTACAGATTCTGAGGTTCTCGCGTCTCTCGTCCCTGGTTTCCATACTGATATGGTCGACAAATTCATCCGGTTCTGCCTGTAATGCTTCCCGCGCAAAATGCTGACCATCAGAGCCAAAGTCATCCCGAACGGCGTATCCGTTGGTACTCACACACCATCTTCCTGTCTGAGCCAGCTCCAGATCGCATGAGCTGAAAATAAATGAATCACCACCGACACAGTGATAACGGTAATGATCACCCTCCTGCTCAATCCATGGCTGCTCACATTTGCCGCAGGACTTTGTTAATCCGCGGACAAGATTTCCATAAGGGATGTCCGATACACTCCCACATTCACAGCGACATCTGAATGTAGCTCTGCTACCCGGCCACCCAAGAAAACCCATTACAGTCCATTTACCGAATCGTTGACCAATCAGGGGTGCCGGATCAATTCTTTTGCTCATTTCTCCTCCATGTAAGTGAGGCAGGGAGTATTTCATCCCTGCCGTGTAGCGTGCGTTGGGTCATCAGCCGCCTGCGGGCTCGTCGTTGCCATCGCCTTCGCCGTCATCCTCGCCGTCATCCGAGACAGTCGGCATATAGACCGCGTCGTACCAGGCGTTATACACCGCGTCCGACGTGTTGACGCTGGTCTTGGCCTTCACATAGCCGTTGGCCAGGGCGGAAGCGATGATGGACAGTTCCTCGGTCTGGACTTCCTTCTCGTCTTCCTTGGTCTCGCCTTCCACAGAGGGGCGGGACGCGCTGCAGCAGTACAGCACATGGCGGATGGCGTGCTTGTCGCCGGTGAACTCGAACAGCAGGGCGAAACGCTCAAACTCGTTGTTCGCATTTTCGGTCAGCACACCGTTGGCATCCTCTTCCTCGTGAAGGATGTCCTTCAGGAACTCCTCCGGGATCAGGGCCAGTTCCAGGTCGCCCTCATAACCGGCGTTGTTATTGAGGACATAGAAAACTACATCGTCCGCATAAAAGTTTTCGTTCTCGCCTTCAGGGTCAAGGGACAGGGAAACCGCACCGGGCAGCCGCACCGGCTTGGCATAAGTTAC